TGACCGTTCTTTGCAAAATATGCCGCAAGGATTTCAGCCATGTCATCAAGCCTCCAGATAATTCCGCCACGTTCTGCCTTCTTGTCCCTCTTGGTGAAGAACTTCTTAGCAAGTGGGTCCCCCTGAAGGTGAGGAATCATTTCAACTGCACCGAAGTGAGTAACGGAACGCTGTCCAAAAATAGTACGGGCGTAAATAAGTGCCTTAGCTGCGAAAAGCTTGTTAACCTTTGCAACCTTTCCGAGAACATCACGGAACCTCTTTTCACGTTCAGTTTCCTTTTCGTAAAAGTTGTTACCCATACCCGTTGCGAGGATACCGATAAGTTCCGCTTCTGGACGCTGGGTGTAACCCTGTCCGCCCTGATGAGTAGTAGTCTTGGTAACTCCACTCTTCTGATCTGTAAGGGAAATTTCCCTCTTGGTGTTGTACTTTGCCATAATTGACCTCCTTTTTTACTATTAGTTTTTACTAAAGAATTAATTTTAAAAATTAAAATCCGACCGCCCCTCACGTCTTCTTTACTCTTGGGGCTAACAGCTTTATCCGAAGATTGCGCTTGCTGCTGAGTCAATTTTCCTGGTTACCTGTTAAAGAATAGTACGTAGGATTTCTCCCTTTGCAACCTCTATTCCTTCATCACCAGTTCCTTTGAGCGGCTTCCTCTTTCCATTGACGACGGATTCGGATGCTTTTACCTCTCCCGAGTCGGATTTTTAAATCAAACCGTTTCGTTTGTCATTTTATTCTTTTTAAGTTAACAAAAAAAGCCCGATCAACTAAGGGTTTCTCGGGCTTGCATATAAATTAAAAATTAAAAAAGTATGCAAATTAATGTTGAGAAACCTGAAAAGAGCGTTTTTCAAATTGCCATCGAAGTAACTCTTTTCTTACTACAACTAAAAATTCTTTGTTAGTTTCTATAGAGCAAATATAATTAAAAGTTCTATAGAAAAAAATATTTTCTTGTTAAAAAATTGTTAAATTTTATTTATATATAAAATTCAAATTCATTCATATCTGGACTTATCGTCGAGCTTTTTATATTCCTCATCGACACAATCCTTAATTTCTTTAGGTAAATATTGCCAAAAATATGTATTAGCCCCCTGCCAAAGATTATGGGATTCAAGAAGTCTTCTTCGATCTTCTAAAGACATCTCCTGCCAGAATTTTTCTGATCCAGAGGGTTTTAATATTTTTTCAAAAAGAGACATTATTCAATATGAAAAATATCTTTAATAGCTTTCTTAAGAGAAGTTTTTGGAAGAGCCCCTGCTATCATTTGGGCTTTACCTTCTATGGGAACAAAAAGGAGGGCAGGTATGCTTCTAATATTAAATGCACCAGCCAATTCATGGTTCTCATCTACATTTACTTTATAAATATCTACTCTTCCTTCAAATTCTTTAGATAGATCTTCTAATATTGGAGCAATAGATTTGCAAGGACCACACCAATCAGCATAAAAATCAATTATTGTGGGTTTTGTTACCTTAAATTCGGATTCGCTTTCAAAATTAAAAACTTTCTCTTTGAAAGTTTCAGTAGTTAAATATTCCATACGTAGTTTTATTTATTTTATTTATTCTTTGTATGGATTATTTTATTGAAGTTTTAGCAAAAATTTGTGATTGCGGCGGGGATCGAACCCGCGTATAAGGTTTTAGAGACCTCTGTTCTAACCACTGAACTACACAACCAAAATAGCATGGACATCATGTCTATGATAATGTCCATGCTTGTTATTACCATCCTGCCTGTTCTCTCCGTATTTCATCCTCTATCTCCTGACGCCTTTTTTTACGAAGTTCTTCCGTAGTTAACTTTTTTTCTTCTTCAAGGATTTCTCGCTCTTCCTCTGCAAGCTCTTGTTCGAGCTCCCTTTTTTTGAAATCACTTTTGTAACTCATCTGATAATTTGTTATAAGTTTCAATAGTTTTACTTACCTGAGGTAGAAAGTTTTTAATAGAGTTTTCCTTAGATGACTTTAGTTCAATTTGTTCTAAAGATTTTCCTCTCATTAAACCATAAGCAGCAAACATGATTCTTAATTTTTCTCTGTTAGCCCTGTGTTTCATGGCAGCTACCCAAGGTTCCATTGTTCTTTCCCCTTTGATGTAAACTGTCTTTCTCTGATTTCTTAAAAATTTCTGCTCTTCAGAAAGTTTTTTAATATCGCTTTTTAAAGCGTTAATTGCAATTTTATTGATAGTTAAAGTTTCCATGATTATTATTTTATTTGAGTTAAAAAATTAAAGTTGACCTGATTGATGTCCAAATGTCCATATTTTATGTCCATTTAATGTCTAAATAAAATAATTCATGGTTAAGGCGGTCTAATAATCTAGTGTTCCATAGTTCAAAAATTTTAATTTAAATATACAAAAAATCTCATTACCCTTGCGTTAAAGACCCGTTAAATTCACGGAGTGCCAAAGGTAAATGAGAACATAATTTCATAGTCCTTTCAGATGGTTCAACACAGACCGCAGTAATCTGATTATCTAAATCAGGTTCGACAAAGATAGTATGTCTGAGATCATAAATCTGAAATTTTTGAATAAACTTTTTGAGTTCTTGCTCGTCTTGTACAGATAAGAAAATGAGATAATTGGAATTTGTATTCCATTCGCGAGCAATAGAAGGATGTTGATGTTGGAAATCAATTGCTGCGTGAGCAGCTTGTACAGCCTGAATTCCGGGGGCTAAATCTCGTCTTGTAATGACGATAAGTTTTGAATGAATCTAGTAATAAAATGGTTTCTTCATGATTTTGTTTTTAATAAAAAATATCTCTTAAATAATATATATCTTCCGATAATTATGCCGATCCTTATTTATCGACAAAATGTCATAAAAATAAAAAAGAAGGGGCTAAATTGACGATAGCCCCTTCTTAATCAATTATTCAGTTTTTGAAGTTCCTTTCATCTTCTTATAATCCTCATGGATTTTAGTTAGACGATCATGTATGGGAGTTCCTTTTACTGTTTCAAGTAGACCTTCAAATCCTCCGGACTTTCCAAATAAATCCCCAAGAAGAGATCCATTCTTCTGTTCCTTAAGATTCTTAGCAAGTATTTCAGCTAAGTTAACATCATTGGTACTAACGATAGCTTCAATAAGACCTGGCTGAATAGCTGCCATTTCTGCCTTAACCTCTTCGATATGAATAGCTGAACGTTCTTTTTCATATCCAAGTTTAAGATCTTCAGCTTTCTTTTCCCTTGCAAGGCGAGCCTCAACAATGAGATCGAAAAGTTCCTGGAGATCTTTCTCCGCTTGTTTCTTTGCAGCTTCGAGGGCATTCTGAGCATCAACTTTTGACTTTTCATAAGCAACCTGGTTATCCAATTTAGTTTTTTCCAGATTATTCTGATTAGTAAGCTTTGTTGAAAGAACTTTGTTACTGTTAGCTTCCTGGGCAAGTTCAGCTTCTGTTTGTTTAGCCTGAGTTTTAAGTTTTTCATCTATTTTCAGACGAACCACATTTTCCGAAGCCCTCGTAAATTCAAGCTCTTTCTCAAGCTGGAGAACCTTAAGATTGTTCTCAACTACATCATGCTGGCTGCTTATAAGCATATCAGCTATGTCTTCATCCCCAATTTTGACATCAAGAACTTCAACATCATAGATAGTCATTCCGTTTTCCTCAAACGAACGTCCTTTCCTCTTACCTTCTTTCGATTCGCCAAGGATAATATCCCTGATAATATCTGTAGCATTTCCATGGAATTCCTGAATTGTCTGCTTCTTAGCAACGTTACGAATGAGAGATCTCATGTGCTGTGCAAGAAGTTTTACATAATCAGAAACATTGAACCATTTTTTGCTATCTCCTTCAAAGTTAACCTTATAGGAAATACGAACATCAACTGGGATAAGATCCTTAGTTTCTACAGTTACAATATCAGAAACAATGTTATTCTTTGTCTGCAGATAAACTGTTTTGAGAAGATCATGGTCTGTCTTAGGTTTGCCAGTTGAAAGTTCAAGAACTTCAAGAGTTTCATCATACTCGAGCATTATTACTTTTGGGCCCTCAACAACCTTACGTTCACCATTCTTGTTAACAACCTGAACAGCGTAATTTGGCCAGATATTAAGAAGAACTGCGCCTTCGTATTTTGTGTCCAATTTAATGGTACGAGGCTTAGTATATTCCTGTTTTCTTTCCATTTCGTCCCCCATATATCCAGCAACAGCTGAAGAATAAAGGGTTTGTTTTGATACGCTTCCGCGTCCTTTTACAAGACGTTCTCCAAGTTCTTCAACATAATCCTTTTCGGATTCTCCCATCGAAGCCCTTAGACTCTGGTTATACTGCAAAGCTTCTTTATTACCTGGGAACCAAAGGGAAACAGTTTTATCGTTTAGAATTCTCTTTACAATAACTTCTTTTCTTGGATCTGGAAGAAGCATTTTAGGACCTACTACAAGCTTAACTGCACCTGTAATTTTGTCCAAGATATAACGTCCCTCACCTGCTGGAACTGCTGTTGCATAATGAATGGTTTCTGATCCATATTTTACAATAGCATGTTCTGGACGCGGGAAGTAAATTTTCTGCTCTTCACCAGTGATAAAGAGTTCTTCCCCAGCTGAGTAGTCTTTTCCATCTTCTGAGTAATCAGCTATAACTTTAATATAGATACCCATATTTTCGTTAAGCTCAAGTGCCCTGAAAACTTTTTGACCCTTATTTTCCACGAATACCTCTGTTGGTTTTGGGAACACAACGTCTGGTCCTTTTACATACCTTTTGTCGCCATTCTGATCGAGAAGAATGCAATATTCCAATCTTTCAAGAGTTACAGCGTCGCGAGTGTACTTTCCTTTTTCCTCGAGCACTTCAATACCAGTTGGAGGCATATAGAAAGATACATTGGTTCCTTTTATGATAAGAAGATTTCCTGTACGGATTTCTTTTTCATCAAAAAGCTGTTTAACAACATTTTCCTTTGCATCTGTTCCTTCTGCTCCTTTAACAACTGAATTTTTGAGGTTTTCTTTAGCCTCTTTTTCATTGTAAACACGGATAAGAAGATACTCATTGGATTTAAGCTGATGTCCATCAATTACATCTGCTACTTGCCCAGGAAATAGAGCAAAAACAGTAGGACCCTGAATATTCAGTTTACGTCCCATGTTAAGGTCGATGGAGCTCTGTTTTCCTTTTGTAGGATGTTTCAAACCACTCTCGTCCTTAGACGGATTGGTAAGAACAAGATACTGACCTTCATCTGCTGCAGGGCATACCCTGATAGCTTTTTCAGATGTAGTCGGTGTGAATAATCTGGATTCCCTGTCATAAACAACGGGACGATCCGTATCTGCAAGAGAAACTTTGTGAGGACCTGTAACCACTTCTACCTGTCCTGTAGCTCCATCTTGAAGTAATACGTATGTTCCCTGAGATAAAACAAGGTCACCACTTCTTCCTTCTGCCATAAAAATTTGTTTTGATTATTAATACTTTAAATTGTTAGAGAGGTAAATGTACATCTTTTTAACCAAAAACAAAAATAAGTTTTGTTAAATGTAGGTTAAAAGATTGGAGACATGTTGGTTATAAAAAAAGAAGTGCCCTCGGTGGGACTCGAGCCCACACACCTGTGAAGATCCTGGGTTTTGAGTCCAGGGAGTCTACCATTTCCGCCACGAGGGCATAAAAGAAAAGGGGAAGATTAAACTTCCCCTCCGAGAACCCGCCGGTTCTCTTGCTCATGGATGCCATTCCTCTTGACTGGAGCTAGCCTTTGCTCAATGCGCTTGAGACGAGCGGTACACTGATTTTTTATTTAGGGAAAGGTTTAAAATCCCAAGGAGTCAAGAAAACCAGAAACGTAGAAAAAACCTCCCGATTATACTCACGGTTGGAGACCCGGTACGCCGAGAACGGTACACCCAGTTTACAAAGGGAAACTTGGGGAACGTGAAAACCTACCATGTAACCCTTGGCGGGGGGCCATTTGATGCAGTGGCCAGCAGGCATCTTCGGACCTCCTTCTTAAGGAGTATCCTTAGGGTCTACCCTCCCGCGGAGTTTCACCGCTCTTCCATCCTTTATGTACAATATTATGATGGAGCCACCCCAGGTTAATTAGTCCTTACTTGTCCGTGGGAGAGGGCATATAAAATATCCAAAATGTGAAAGATCATTTGTTTGTAAATGTAGAGCAAATATACAAAAAGATCTAATTAAATAAAAATATTTCTTGTTAAATTCCCGTTAAATTATTTTTCTTTTTCAAGAAGAAATAGAGGAACTTTACCTTGAAGAATTTCATAAAAATCATTTCCAGCTTCAAGCATATCTATATCTCCTTTATCATAATACCATGCTATTTCAGAGGGAAATTCTTCTAACCTTCTAAAAAGTTTCATTAATTCCCGTGCAGAAGCTGTATTGAAATATTCTAAATATACAGACATCTTTAATAGATAATTTGGAGATTTTCGATACCTATCTAAAAAAGAATGCAATTCTTCAAAAAATTTAGAAGCGTCCTCAGGAATACATCTTCCTTCGATATTCAGAATTCCCTTATTGCCATTAAAATAAACATGAGGAGTTTTAGGGGTTGCCTCATATTCGAGGATTTCAAAAATCATAGTCCTTTTATTTTATTTATCCTCTAATTTGCCCGACGGATGGGATTCGAACCCATGTTTCCGGCTGGTGCCGGAGTCCTAAGCCACTAGACGACCGAAGTTAACTCCATTGATCTCCCTGCCAGGATTTCTTTGGAGACCACCCATATACCCCTTACTGATCTGGCAGGACCATTCAGGAATACGCCAGGTGGATTTAGTCGTGAGTACGGGGGTCGAACCCGTGTTTCCGGCTTGAAAGGCCGACGTACTAAGCATACGCAACCAACTATACGAACCCACGAAAAAAGCTCGAATTTCGAGCTTTCCCTTTTAACAATATTTAAAATTTTTAAAAAGAAACTGTTTTAAGAATTCTAAAAGGAAGAGAGATTTCTTCAGAAAAAGTTTTAGCCAGATCTTCCATATCTTCGTCTTCTTCTTCGTAAAGCCATTCAATGAATTCTACTTTATGTTTTTTCTCAAAAATCTTTAAAAGGCCATAGAGAAATTTTGAGGAAGAAGTATTAAGATATTCGAATCCTATTTTTACTGAGAAATTTCGAGATGAAACATTAGAAACTTCTTCGATGATAGGTTTCCAAAAATCCAACGCATTTTCAGGATATGATCTACCCATAATTTCAAGTTCTCCTGATTCTGTATTTAAGAAAACTTTAGGTGTTGATATTGTAGCTGGGATATTCATCTCTAAAAGTTTTAATTTCCATAGTAAATATACGAAAAAAATCAATAGAAAAAAAACTTTTTTCAAAAAATTTCAATAATTAATGCAAAAAAGTGCAGATAGTGGGACTCGAACCCACACGCTCAAAAGAGCACAGATCCTCGGTCTGTTCTGTATACCATTTCCAGCATATCTGCTTATACCATAACCTTCTCCTATTTCCTTTAACCCAGTTAACGCGCTAACTTACTTGGGACACTCCGTAAAATGGAATGATGTATAGGTGGGCTGCTAACAGCTTCTTAGCAGGGCTATGAATAGTAGCCGGTACGGGATTCGAACCCGTGATCTCCGCCGTGAAAGGGCGATGTCCTGAGCCATCTAGACGAACCGGCCAAATTTAAATTTTCCCTTTTAAATTTACTGTATTATCAGGCTTACCCCAGAATTCAACTTCTCCTGTTTCCTCAAATCCCATGGACTTAAAATAAGAAACTAAATTTTTATTTGCAAGGGATACTTGAACTTCTGTTCCTTTTTTCATTCGAGAAAATAAGGTGTTTACCATTTCCTTAAATTTTCCTTGTCTTCGAAATTCTTTTTTGATATAGCTTCCCATGAAAAGCAATAATCCATCGGGATATTTTTCATCAACGATAACATCAAAATCAATAAATCCAAAAGGCGATTCAAGTCTCATATTTTTAAGTTTTTTCCGCAATATGTTTCTGTTTGACTATGACAGTTTGGACAAATCATTCTTAAATTTTCAAGTTTATGATTATGAGAATCCCCATCTATATGATCTAATTGCATATTTAAAGGAAGATTATTCCAATTTTCTATACTGCAAATTTCACATTTGTTCTTTTTAATCCCTTCTTTAAGTAATCTTTTTTTAAGTTTTAAAGTCTGATAATATGGATGTTTCCCCTCCAAAATTTCATTTAAAGGAATTTTTTCTGCTCCTCCTTTATGAATTTTTTTATCTGACCATTTTATACCTAATTTTTTTGCTCTTCTCCATAAAGAAACTGTAGTCATATTTAATTCTGCTGAAGCTTCATGAAGAGTAATATGTTTCTTAAAGATTTCTAAGATCTCTTTATCGGTGATTTTAATTTTTCTCTGAACCATAGTTTTTATTCTATATATTCAAAGACAGAATTAAAATCTTTGCATATTACATTGTGGGCCGAGGAGGATTTGAACCTCCGAACCTAAGGAGGAACGGTTTTACAGACCGCCGCGTTTAACCACTTCGCTATCGACCCAAATTAAAGGTCTTTCAATAATTTCAAAATATGTTTCCGAGGGGCTAACCTCATAAATGTCATTTATTTCTAAAACCCTTAAAGAAGATATATCTTCAGGGTTTCCTATAACTCTTTTATCACCAATTTGGCTCATAATTTTAGTTTTAGTCGAGGTAAGAGGACTTGAACCTCCGACCCCCTGCACCCCATGCAGGTGCGCTAGCCAACTGCGCCACACCTCGATTATGTACCCGGAGAGAGACTCGAACTCTCACGCCCTACGGGCACTGGAGCTTAAATCCAGCGTGACTACCAATTCCACCATCCGGGCATAAAGTAGAGAAAATCAGAAGAGATTAACAGACGGATTTGAACCGCATAGTTTGAACCAAAATCAAATGTGAAACCATTTCACGCGAAGTAACTCTTTCTTTTACTACTACTTAGTGGATATAAAGGGAATCGAACCCTTGACACCATCTTCGGAACCCGGACTTATTCGATTGCTGTAACCATCTTTATGAGTCACCGTACAGGTCAGCATCCGAGCCTGAGCCCTAATTATACCCATTTGTACCCTCGGTGGGACTCGAACCCACACTCCTTCGCGGAACTAGATCCTAAATCTAGCGAGACTGCCAATTCCTCCACGAGGGCATGTTTGTCGGGGAAACACGACTCGAACGTGCAAAGGAACTAAGCCACCCGGTTCCAGGCCGGGACCGCTACCATTTACGGACTTACTCCCCGAATTCTTTAATAAATCTTTTAACCTGAGTATGAGATACATTCCATTTTTTAGAAAGAATTGTAAGCCATCCCCTAGATTTATTAATGTTTTGAAAATCCTCTTTTCGAAGTTGAATCTCGTCTGAGGATAATTTATTAGCATTATTTTTGGAAATTAGATCCTTAGTATGCTGGGATAAAATCTTTCCCTTTTGATCATAATTCCATCCTTTACTTTTTATTATTCCTTCCTTATAAAGAGTTTTTAAGGTTTTGGAAATATTTTCTCCTGCTTTTAATTTAATGTAGGGATTTCGATTAATATATTCCCATCCGCCCAATCCCCCCTTCATTAAATTATAGCAGTGAGTATCCAATAAAAGATTTTCATTAACTATTTCTGCTTCAAAATTTAATGCTTCTTGATAAGTATCAAAAAAGAATAATATATCTTTTTTAAAATTTTCCTTACCGTATTTTTTTATAGCGTATTTTATTCTTTTTCCGGAACCCATATAACCATCTTCAAGATTATTAGTTTTATGAACTCCATAATAAAAATTGCCATTTATTTTATTTTCAACTCTATAAAAATAGTTTACCATTCGAACCCATGTTTGTTTATTATATGTATTCGAGAGTGAAGAGTTTTAAATTTAAACTGAGAAAGTCGTAAAGAGCGTTTTTCTTTAGCGCGTCTACCAATTTCGCCATATCCACCGAAGCGAATAGAGGGGCTCGAACCCCCACGCCATTAAGGCACCTGTTTCCAAGACAGTTCGAAGTAACTCTAAACATTACTACAGTTTTGTTGTCCTCCCAGGGCTCGAACCTGGAGTCTCCTGATCCAGAGTCAGGCGTATTAGCCAATTCTACTAAAGGACAATGAAAAAATAGGATGGACCGAATGGCCTTTTTAAGGAGATATTTTCACGTGACTATCCCCTCCTATCTTAGTGCAGATACGAGGACTCGAACCTCGACTATCGGTGATCTTCCTTACTTACTGCTTTTATGATCACTTATTAAACAGCTTTTAAGAAGGCCGATCTCCCGTTTCTCATCTGATTTGACTGTTCTAGAATTCAATCCAGATTACTAAACAGGGGCGTTTACCCTTTCGCCATATCCGCTTTATTTTTTGCCATATCTCCATCCTTGCGGAATTTGATCTGTATTTTTTATTTTCTTAATTTCTTTTCCGTTTGTAATCCATTTAGTTCCAAATTGGGAATTTTTATTACCTTTTTGATAAGTATGTCCTTTATGTTTTAAAGACATTTGGATTTTAGTTTCTTCAGAATGGGTTTTATCTTTAAATCCCCAATTATCCGGAGGGGATAAATTTAATTCTTTAAATCTCTGAGATTGTCTTTTTTTATGCCATTCTAAATATTTAGGGTTATTCCATTGAGATTTTAATCCTGCCTGAGTACATTTTTTATGATGATCAGGATTTATAAATCCCCC